ATTTTTTACAGTAAGACAAATAATTTCTTCAATAGGATTTTCTACATCTGGAAAACCATTTTCACAAGTTGTTTCAATATCGAGTGTAAAGATTTTAATTAAGTCTTTGTCCCATTCAATATCTTCAGGATGTTCCTGACCAATATATTGATAATGGTATCTTTCTAAACCATAGATAGGAGAATTTGCCGTAGCAACTTCTTTACGAAACTTACGAGCAGCCATAATATCTGTAAACTCAATTGGTTTCAGATTTTGACCTTGTAGTGTTTTATAGACAGAATGCTCTTGTGTCAAAGCATACAAAGTAGGACCAAAGTCTATCTTTTCTTTATATTCTTGGCCATCATGTATGCCTCTAACAAGTAGTTTGCCTCTATGTTCAATTACATTCTTATAAAAGTTCATCATTCCTCAAGTGTACTATTAATCCATCATGTTCTGGCTTCAATTCAATTTGACAAGCCAATCTACTTTTGCCTTCTTTAAAGTCGTGTTGATATTCCAATAAAGATAATTCTGGTGTATTATAGTCTATTTTGCCAACTTTGTCAAGCCATGTATCATCAACAAACACATGACAAGTAGCACACGCACAACAACCACCACAGGTTGCCGGTATTTCTTCAATAGGAACGGAAGAAAAAAACTTAGCCGCTTCCATTAAAGTATTACCTTCAGGCACTTCTACTCTAATCTTAGAGCCGTTTCTGACAAAATAAACTGTGACCATTACAGTTTAGGTAATTTTGATTCGGTTATAAGTTCTTTATTTGGTGTTAAAATTTTACTTGTGTTAGCCTGATAAGAATTTAAAATATCTTTTTTAGGTTTCACATTAGTAACAACTTTATCAGCCGAAATGGTAATTGTTTCATCTTCTGAAAACGGCATATAAGGCGTCATCATCAATTGAACAGGTTGACCAGGTGCTGATTGTGTTGGAATGATTGTAAAAGATTTTGTTAGTGTGTAATTACCAACTGTATCTTTTTCGATTTTGCCGATTACATCTTCGCCTGTAATCAGCCTTACTATTCTCACTTCTGACATAATTTACTCCTTTAGTTATAATATAACACAACTTTGACAATTAGTCAAGGCTGTATTTGGTTGTTATCACATATTTTCTTTGGGGATTGACCATAACATTCAATTTATTCATAAATTCACGGTCTAATAGAATTAAAGTTCTTTCATCTCTATCGTCCAAAGTAAATTCTACATCTTTGTATAGTCCGCCAGCAAAACCAACATCTAGCTTGACCACATATCTTGTTTCATCATAATCTCTTAAACCGCCTACTGAAATTTCTTCTTTTCTGACAATATCGGAGGTAATTGTTTTCCCCAAAAGAGACCATCTAATTTGTTTACCATCCACCTTATAACTGTCAGCATGAATAACTGGCATACCAGAATTACCTGTATCAAACTTAGCGATAATTTCTCCGAAAGGTTTGATTGTGACCACTTCTTTGTAACCACATTCTGTTGGTACTGTGTATCTATGCTTTTTATTAGCAAAGTGGCTGATAACAATGTTAGATATATTCTTATTTGTTGCATCTTCAATTCCTTCAGTTCCAGGTGATGAATTCACCTCTAACATAAATGGCGGTTCTTTTTCTCTATTCTTACTAGGTATAAAATCAACCGCAGCCCATAATCCATTTACTGCTTTTGCAGCTTTTAATGATTCTTCTATTTCTAATTCTGTTAACTTAATATTTTCTGGTTTAGAACCTTGTGATACATTTGACCTAAAATCACCTTCAATAACAGGTCGTTTCATAGCTGCAATTACTTTGCCACCTAAAACATGGACTCTTACATCATAATCTGTTTTAATATATTGTTGTGCTAATAAGTCGGCATCTTCATCTTGTTTATGTACTAATTGAACAATACTATCTAATGCTTTTTCACTTTCAACAAATAATACACCAACACCTTTACTGCCTCTAAGTGTTTTTAGAATAATTGGAAATTTTAAACCAGCATTATTAACAAGTTCAACTGAGTTTTCGGGGTCGTTAATTAAAATTGTTTTTGGTTCTGTTAAACCATAATCTGCAAGTCTTAATGAAGTTCTATATTTGTCAGCACATACAGAAATAGATTGTCTGCCATTTACTACACAAACATTAGCTCTTTCTAATATAGAAACAAAGTCTAACCAACTGTCTTTTCGTGTAATTGAACCACGAATAACAGCAACGGTATCTGTGGTAATTTCAAAACCTTTCTTATCGTCTTTGTTATGAAATCTACGAATACCATCTTCAAATGTGGTATAGCCACCACTTAATTTAAAAAGATAATGTGGATATTTTAACTTATCACATTCTTCTCTTAAACGGTCAGCAGTATGAAAGGTTTTAGCTTCTTCAGGTTCGTCTGTAATAATCAGTAACCTGAGAAAGTCTTTTTCCTCTTTTGCTTCTGTTAAGAAATCTTTAAACTTAGGAACCTGCATTTACTCGCCATCTTTTTCTTCGACTTTCTTACCAATATTATATTTGGCAGCCAAGTTCCACTCTTTCTTTTCTTTGAAAGGTAATACTTTAATTTGACTTAATGGTGCCTTGTTCTCAGCATCTTCGGATTTTACAATATCAATTAAGTTCCAGTCTTGTAACAATATCGCAATTGTGTTTCTTCTTTGAATATCGTTCTCAACTAAGGTTGCCTTTTTACCGTCTAAAGCAAATAACTCTTTGAAATGTACAATATAGTATTTACCTTGTTTGTGTAAAATATGGCAAGATTGATATAGTGTCTTGTCTTTACGACTAGCAACACCAATCCTTGTTAATGTTTCTCTTACTTTTAAAAAGTCGTCTGGTTGTTTAATAGTTACTTCTAACATACTCTCAGGCGACCATGAAATTTCTTCACTCATTTTTTTGTTCTCCCACCTTTTTCAAGTGTTAATTTAATCTCATTAATCTGTTTATCATTTAGTATGCTGAGAGCTTCTTTAGCTTTTTCATTACTGTAACCATAATACTCTTTTACATACTCTAGGTTTTTCAATTTGGCCTGTGATAACCACTTGCCACCAAATCGCTTTTTCTTACGGATACTATTTATGTAAAAGTGGAATTGTAACTTTTTGTCTAAGAAGTGATAACCATTCATCTCGTTAGCCTGAGCAATGGTATCGTAGTGCATAGATAAACACTTATTAATGATATAAGGTGGGTATTTCTTCTCCCATGTTAAATCGTCACTATCAAGTAGTGGCGTCTTTTCAAAGTTGATTGCGTTCAAATAATCTTTTAATTCATACATAATATAACCTCAATGGTGCCCCTTGTCCGACTCGAACAGACCACCTACTGATTACAAATCAGTTGCTCTACCAGATGAGCTAAAGGGGCAAATTTGGAGCGGGTGACAGGATTCGCACCTGCGACCCTTTCGTTGGCAACGAAATGCTCTACTACTGAGCTACACCCGCTTATTGTCATTTAAATTTGCAACTTGCCATAATTTCTGTTAGACAAGCGACCATATTTATCTCTTGGTCGGCAACAAAGGCTGCCTTGTATTGATAACCAGCAATAATTAATACCGATTGTGGTACTGATTTTGCATCTAAACTTTCATAAAGAATATCATAGATACCTCTAAACAAAGCCTGTGGTTCTTTATCAATATTTTGAACAACCCATTTTCTCATATCAGTAAACTTCTTTTCTTTTAGAAGTTTGACTAATTCTTTATTGTTAGCTTCAGATAAACTAAACAGAATACCACTATCAATTTTACCTCGTACAGAATATCTTTGAAGTTCATTAATAGTTCTACGGAAGTCTGGATAATATTTCTGAATTAACTCAGCAAGGACTTTCTTATCAAATTCAATCTTTTCTTCATTAAGAATATTTGATAATCTATCCATTAAAGCTGTTGCTGTTTTAACCTTTTGACCATTTTTAATGGTAAAGTCAACTACAGTACAACGACTATGTAATGCTGGAATGATTTTGTTTTTGTAATTACAAGTAAATATGAAACGACAATTGTTATAAAAGGTTTCAATAAAATTACGCAAGGCAGGTTGAACACTATCAGCGTTCATATAATCTGCCTCATCTATAATTACAACTTTATGATTGGCTTCTTCGGTAAGAGATACTGTAGAAGCAAAGTTTTTAATCTTTGTTCTAATTGTATCAATTTGACGGCCTTCGTCTGAACCATTGATGATAATATAATCAACACCTAATTGCTCACATAATGCTCGTGCAACTGTGGTCTTACCAGTACCGGCTGTACCAGATAATAGTAAATTAGGTATTTCTTTTTGATTTAAAAACTCTTTAAAAGTTTCTTTTATATCCTGTGATAGGATACAATCATCAATTGTTTTTGGTCGGTATTTTTCAACCCACAAGTAGTCTGACATAATATAAACTCCACTTTATTCATTATTTAGTTTCTATTGTAAACTCATTTACAATTTCTGAATCAACATCATAACCACCTTTACTCATTGTCCAACAATCTTCTTCACGGTCATAATCGTGTTGGTCAACAAATTCCTGGACTTTATCAGCTAGTTCTTTATCTTCATCACTAGCACTATGATAGTTACTCCAATCAAAGTATAAACCTTTTTCAAAGGTCGGTAAATCACCAAACTCCTCTATAATATCAGAAACAGAAATTTCTCTATTAAGATAATGTGTTGTTTGATGATATTCTCTGGTTTCTACTTTGATATAGTCGTCTGCTTTATATTCAGTACCGTCTTCTAGTTTATAGACTTCGGACATATTAAAACTCCGAATCAGGTTCTAATGCAATCCAGTATTGGACTTTTTTATTACGATTTACAAAATGACTAATTTTTTGATTTGAAATCGCAACATCATAATCATCTGTAATCATCTTAAAGTTTTCTACTTTAAAATAGGCCGTAAAGTTTTTATCGGACTCACCAACATCAATTGAATATTTGTTTGATGATTTGTTTTTCTTATCAGTAGCTACCATTGAGATAGACTTACCATTACCAATAACTGCAACATCTGGTAGATTTAGTGTTGTAGCTGCTTTCATAAGTTTAGCAAAACTTTCTTTTTTAAATGTGAAAGTTACAAACTTATCTGGCATTGTAATAGTTTTTGTAGGTGCAACGATAACTGATTTATCTGCAAAGAAATATTTAATATTCTGTTTAGATTTTTCTTCAGCAATTGTTACATTTGTTCCACCATTAAATTTCAAACTAGGACTATCGAATAAATCAATAGACCTTAAAAATTCTGGTAAATCGTAGATTGCGAATTCTTGGTCAAAAGTTTCTGAAATATCAGCTTCTGCCAAAATATTCTTCATTGTTGAGATTGTCTGTACTTTGTTTCCAGGTTTAACCAGAATATTCTGATTAATGTCTGAAAAGTTTTTCAGTACAGCAACTGTATCACTTGATAGGTTCATAATATATTTTCTCCTTGTTTAAATTGGAGCGGATGGATGGTACTGCCCCACCTTCATTTGATTGGAAATCAAATATAATACTTTTATAAGACATCCGCATTATTCATAAT